ATAGACAAGTAACACATTTAAAAAGTATGGGCTATGATTGTTATATGATATTTGTAAATACTAGTTTGCCTGTTGCATTGGAAAGAAATGCAAAACGAGATAGAGTTGTACCTGAATATATTGCAACAAAGAATTGGAATACGGTTCAAAGAAATACTGGTAAGTTTCAAAACTTATTTGGTATGAGTAATTTTTTTATTATAGATAACAATAAGAGTGATAAAGAGTTACAGACACTAACACTCAGCAAAGCTGCTTCTATTGTAAATAAAATGTTATCACAACCAGTTAGAAACTACATAGGTAAAACATGGATAGCAAAAGAGATGTTAGCTAGGAGAAGAAAATGATACCCATAATTAAAAATTTTAAAGAGTTTAACGAAAGTATCATTGATATTCCTAGAAGAACTTATGCACCAAGTGTATTTGATGAAGCAGATACTAAAGACCCTAAAATAAAAGATAGTGTAAAGAAACAAATAGCAGATCAGTTAAAAGAATTTGAAACTGAATATCCTATATTACAAACATCTTTAATTGGTTCTATTTTAACAAAGAGATATAGAAATGACGCAGACTTGGACATCAACGTATTGTTTGATGTACCTGCTGATAAACAAGAAGATGAGAGAACAAGATTATCTAAAAAGTATTTGTCTGCTAAAAATTCAGATAACATACAAGGTAAATTAATACCTGGCTCTAAACACCCTATTAACTATTATTTCATTACTGACAAAGAAACATACGAAGACCAAAATAAAAAGGCTGACGCTGTGTTTGATATTGATAAAAATAAGTTTGTAAAAAGACCTGAAGATTTTGTATTTGATCCAGAAATATATGTAAAAGACTTTGAGAAGAAAGTACAAGAGTTAGATATAATAAAGGGTGAACTAAAAAGAGATATTATAGATTACAGAGAATTGGAAGAACTATCTCCTAATGATGTATTAAATCTACAAGATAAAATTAACGATAAGTTAGAAGAGATAGAAGATAGTATTGAACAAATTGTAAAAGTTGGTGATGGTGTTGATACAGATAGAAGAGCTGCATTTGATACAGATATGTCCCCAGATCAGATACAAAAGTTTGGTGTAAAAAATAGATTACCTAAAAACGTGGTGTATAAGATGTTAGAAAAATACCACTATTTAAAATTCTATAAGAAATGTCAAAAGATTTTAGATGATGGTAAAGTAACACCAGATGAAATAGATGATTTAGAAATGCACGAAGCAAAAGGTAAGTCGGTTGCATTTGCATTTGGTAGATTTAATCCACCTACAATCGGACATGAGAAACTAATTAACAAAGTTAAATCATTACCTACAAATGATTACAAAATATATTTAAGTAGAAGTGAAGACCCTAAAAAGAATCCATTATCTCCTAGAGATAAATTATCTATAATGAGAAAAATGTTTCCTAGTCATGCTAAAAACATTGAAATTAACCAGACAAATATGGTACTTGATATAGCTACAATGTTATACAAAAAAGGTTATACAGACTTGACTATGGTTGCTGGTTCTGATAGATTAAAAGAATTCGAAACTATATTAAAAAAATATAATGGCGTATCATCAAGGCATGGTATGTACAAGTTTGATAATATAAAAGTAGTTTCTGCTGGCGAAAGAGATCCGGATGCCGAAGGTGCTTCTGGTATGTCAGCAAGTAAAATGAGAGCTGCGGCTGCCAAAGGTGATATCAAAAATTTTGAAAAAGGTTTACCAAGAGGTGTTAACGCAGATAGTATAATGAAACAAGTAAGAAGAGGTATGAGGTTGGCTGCTAATTACACATATGTACAGAATGCCAGACCAATTGCTAGCCTTGAACAATTTGAACAAAAACAAATTAGAGACCTTTACATAAGAGAAATGATATTTAATATTGGCGATAAAGTTGATTATGTCAAAGAAGATTTTAAAGGTACGGTAGTAAGACGTGGTACAAACTATGTCGTACTAGAAGATAACGATAACAATTTACACAAATGTTGGATATGGGATTGTATTCCTGTTCCGGCGGATAGAGAGGTGCAAGTGAGAGAATATAATTTAGATGTAGATTATGGATTTCAAGCTGTGTCGAAAGAAGATTTAGACGCTCAGCCACAAGATAAAGATGTGAAGAGTAAAAAAGGAACACAACCTAAAAAGTATTACAAAGACTTAGATAAAGGTACGAAAAACAAGAGAGCAAATCACTTTAAGAATAGAGATACTACAAAGAATGATAATAGTCCGGCTCCAGGTGATAAAGACGCTAAGACTAAACCAAGTATTCACACACAAAAATACAAAAAGATGTTTGGTGAAGTAAAGAAAGATTTACAAGACGCTTGTTGGACAGGTTATAAACAAGTAGGTATGAAGAACAAGGGTGGTAAACAAGTACCTAATTGTGTACCAGAGAGTATGAGTATTGAAGACGCTAAAAAGGTAGAGGGTTATGTGCCTGAAGCATACGAAATAGGCGCCGACTATGCAAATCACACAAAAGAGGTTACCCCAGGTCAAACTCCTGACGCAAAACCTATTGACGCAAAAGACAAACACAAAGAAAAAATTAGTGTGAAAGATGTAAATGAATGGTCAACACAAGAGTCCACAATAGATAAATATAAGCAACGATATAAAGAAGAATGGTCTACAAAGTTAAAAGAAGTTGTAGCTAAGATGATGGAAAAATTATAATGTTGAGTTTTGCAGATTATAAAGATAAGATTAGTAAGAGTGTTCACTATCATATAGATAATAATATACCTTTTGCTGAGAATATCTATAGATTACATAGTGAAGAGTTTTATGCCTTGTTTAGAGAAGCTAGAGTATTATATAATGAGAGTTTATTAACAGAGTTGACTAGTTGGGATAAACAATTAATCGAAACAGATATCGGTGAGTTTGGTAAATTTGAAGGTGAAGATGTACCTTTAGATATGCCAATACAAGAAGAGGACCAAAAAGATCCTGAACTAAATAAACCTAAAAAGGGTGGTCCTAAAAAGTTTTATGTATTTGTCCGTGATGGTGACAAAATTAAAAAAGTTACTTGGGGCGATACAACAGGTCTTAGAGTCAAGTTAAATGACAAAGGGGCTAGAAAAAGTTTTGCTGCTAGACACAGATGTGACCAGCAAAAAGATAGAACAAAGGCTGCATATTGGGCTTGCAATTTACCTAGATATGCAAAAAGTTTAGGTCTATCGGGTGGTGGAAACTTTTATTGGTAATGAAACCATACGAAGATCAATTGAATTTGTTTGACGATTCATTTGTAAGAACTTTTGATAATGTACAAAGTGGTGAGTTAGTTTGGCATAGAGATAAGAAAGACCGAACTGTGAAAGTTATTAGAAGTGATAATTGGAAAATACAATTTGATAATGAATTGCCAAATATTATGGATAACGGTGATACAATTAAAATTAAAAAAGAAGTTTATCATAGATTACATAAAGGAAATGGTAAACTCATACTGGAGATAAAAGAAAATGAGTAGATACAGACAAACAATGTCAGAATCGCTAAGTAAAGTTAGAGGTCTTAGTGAGAAGAATGACCATGAAATATCTATGGCTCGTAGTGAGTTAGAAGCTATTTCAGATAAAGCACTAAAACTTTCCTCAATGTTACAAGGTAAATCAGATAGTGACCAATTAGAAGCATGGGTACAATCAAAAATTACAAAAGCAAAAGATTATATTAATTCAGTTTCAGATTACATGAAATATACTCCAGATATGGCCATGGAAAAATTTGATATGAAACAATATAAAAGAAATGAAGATGAAAACGAACATTCTTTAAATGCTTTAGAACTAGTAAAAATGTTTGGTACGCCAGCAGAGAAAAACCAAATGCAAGGCATTTATAATGCTCATATGAAAAGAGGTCATATTACACCTGTCGATCTTAGACAAAGAGATAAATTAAATTCAAAGTATTACTCTAAACTAAAAGAAGATGTTGATTTAAATGAGTTTGGTTTAGAAGGTACAATAACAGATAAACAATTACAAAATTTAAAAAAGGTATGGTCTAAAAAGACTATGAGAGATGTAACACCTGGTATAAAAGCGATGTTAAAAAAATTAGACGCTCCAACTAGAGCTGCAATTGCACACGCTAATATTAATGTTATATCTAAGATAGTACCTGAAGAGGTAGAACTAGAAGAATTTAACGATGCTCAAGTAGCAGTATTAAAGAAGTCATATGCTGATATGAAAGGCAAAAGAATTTCATTAGCAAATGCAGATAAACTTAGAGGTATATTTAATAAGTTTGATGGTAATACTAGTGCCTTAGAAAAATTAGTTAAAGCAGATATACCTTTTGTATCTGATATGGCAATTAGTAGATTGATTTCAAAACATGGTTATAAGGCAGATAAGTTAAAACAATTAAGAGCTGGTTATAATGAAGACTTTACATTTGATTTAGAAAGTTTAACTGAACAAGAAGATGATACCTCAAAAGATAAAGAGATCATTAGTAAAGAACAAGAAATCTCTGCTCTAAAATCTAAACTAGAATTAGAGAAACAAAAATCAGTACAAAAACAAACTCAAAGTCAAATAAATCCTGAAACAGGTGAACCATTATTAAAGATTGGTGTTGCATACAAACATCTAAAAGATAAAATGGCAAAAGAAAAAGGTAAAAAAGTTGAAGAAATGGCCAAAGATGACGCTTACGCTATAGGTATGGCACAAGCTAAAAAGGTGATGAATGATGAGCCACCTTTACAAAAGAAAACAATTAAAAAGGGCCATGAAATTGCAGATAAGATTTTAAAGAAAGAAGAAACTATAAAAGAATATAAAAAAATGACAGTTACTTTTAAATCTATGGCTGATATGTCAAAGGCCTCAACTGATTTAGCAAAACAAGGTTTTACTATTAATGCAAAAGGTATGGTAATGAAAGTAGATGGTAAAGGTGATGACCTTAACAAGTATGGTACAGACTTACAAAACTTTTATAAAGCAAAAGTAGTTGCTGAAGGATTTACTTCACAACAAATTAAAATGGCATATGGTGTTGCAAACGATAAAAGATACAAAGGTGGTAATTACTCAGGTGCTGTTAAGGCAATTGAGAAGATTGCAAAAGGTTTATCAAATCATCCAGATGTTCAAAAAGTTTTAAAGAGAACAAATGAAAATACTAATCATCCAGCAAAAGCTGTATATGAACAAATCAAAGGTTTAAAAAATAAATCTGAGAAATCAGGAATGCCTTACGGCATTTTAAAAAAAGTTTACGATAGAGGCATGGCAGCCTGGAGAGGTGGTCATAGACCAGGTACAACTCAACAGCAATGGGCATTTGCTCGTGTCAACTCTTTCGTTACAAAATCCTCAGGAACATGGGGTGGCGCTGACAAAGACTTAGCGAAACAAGTTAAAGGGAGTAAATAAATGAAATACTTAAAAAGTAAACCAGGTAGTATTGAAGAGATTATCGCTAATCAAACTAATAAGTTTAGAGAAGATTCAGGCTACCAAGCAATGTTTAAAAAAGAATTAGAAAAAGCTGGTAAAGGTATCGGTGCAATGTCACCTACTGAAAAGAAAGCATTTTTTAATAAGATCGATTCAAAATATAGTGCAAAGAGTGAGGCAAAAGTAGATGAGTTAACAAGTGCTCAAAAGAAATTGCCACCAGCATTACAAAAAGCAATTAAAGACAAAGAACAAAAAGAAGACCTAGATAACAAAGATACACCTACTGTTAAAGATGTTGCTAATCAATTGAAGAAGGCCGTAAAAGCACATGG